AGCAACAGAGCTACGCGCCCAAGATGCCAACAGAGCTTTTGCTTTATCCATTATTTTTCTCCTTTTGGTCGGTCGGGCAAATCACCCGAAAACGCGCCATAAGTTGGTCGGCCATAACCGACAACAAATGACCTTGCTCCCAAAGTTCTTGATTTCACCATGACCTCGCCACCATTGCGCTGATCTCCACCGCCTGATGTGTTGCCTTCAATGGTCACAATTTGTTTTTCCGATGCACGGATCACTAAACCAATGTGATTGATTGTCACCTTGTTATCAATGATGAAATCAAAAAACACAAAATCACCAATCTTTGGTGTTTGATGCCATTGCTTGTTTTTTTTAAATGCCTCAGCTCCGGCCTTGGTGCTGACCACATTTGGAACCTTGACACCAGCTTGATGCGCGCACCAATTGAGAAATGACCCACACCATGGCAGCTTGTCGGCCTTCATGTGTTTGCCGTACTTTGTCTCGTTATTTCCAGTTTCAGCTGTGCCAACCTCAGCGAGCGCGACCTGAATCAAACGCGGCAATGTACCTTGCGGAAATGTCATGACAATAAAAGCTTCGCTTCATCGGCAGTAATGCCTAATTTGGCTAGAAGTGCTGCTTTCTTGTCAGCAGCCTCAGCAAGTTTGATTTGCTCAGCTTTAATACTTATTTGATCTAACTCATACTGTGCTAGTTCTTCATCGTTCATATCTCTGATGACGCCCGCAACCGATATTTTTGGTTTTGTCATTATTTTACTCCATATACATAATAATCGCCTGAAGTCCAATTTCCTGAACTTAAAAATATAGTCACGGAAGTTATAGCAGCAGCGGCGTTATAAACTGCCGGTGCTGTATTTATTCTAAAATTGGCTGGTGTTGTTTGATTTGCAACAATAGAAGCACATTCAATAACTTTATAACCTGCATTGACAGGATTTCCCATTGTAAAACTTGCAAAATTTACATCTGTTGCATTATCGGCTTCACCAACTAATCTAAAAGAAGTTTCGCTAAAGTTTTGTGTAATTTGGTCTGATAAGCCCCAATCGTAATTAGCCCCAGTATCACCATTAAATCTAACTCTATGTGTAGCTCCATCGGTCGCGGGTAAAGGCTTAATTATTTGCACATATAACTGCAAATAACCTGTAAAAGATAGAGTTGCGGTAGTTACTGTTGAAACTCCAGTCAATGAACCGCTTGCTAGCAAAGTCATTCCACCAGAAGCGGGTGTTGCCCATTGTGGAGCTGTTGCACCTGAATTTACTGTTAAAACTTGACCAGCTGTGCCAATTCCCAATCGAACTGGAACTGTCGCATTACGATAAATAACATCGCCAGCCGTGGTGACTGTTGATTTGGCAATTGCGCCATCGGCAAGATCATAAGCCGCTTTTACAGCTGTGGGTGTTGCTGCCAAAATTGATGATGTTGTTGATGTGGAATCTGAAAGCTGCACCGCTCCTTTTTGTGTAGTCAAGGCATCTTGGATTCCGACTGTTACAGCTCCGGATGTGCCACCGCCTGTCAATGGGCTTGAGGCTGTAATTCCGGTTATATCGCCTTGATCATTAGCAATCCAGACAAAATCCATGTCTGTGTTTGAGTTTTTTGCGAGAATTTGGCCCGATGTGCCACCTAATAAATCAGCCATTGATGTGGCAACAGCTTGCCCAAAGACTTCAAAGTCAGCAGGTAAATCTGTGACCAAATCCGTTGCCGTAGGCATTTGCCACGAAAACGGGGTTGTTGGATTACTCATGTTTTCTCCTTACGCTACGACTAACGCATCAGCCCAATTTAAGCTTCCGCTAATTGTGTTCCATTGTTCTGCAATTGCGACATCTTGCCATTGCATGGCTTGCAATGAAAATGCCAATGGCGAAAGTATTGCGGTTACTGACACCGAATTGTAGGAGGCACGCCATGACCAACCTTCAACAAATCCAAGATATGTGCCTGACGCCATATTGAGCGGCAAATTGGTAATGCGCAAAGGCAAGCCCATAAAAATGCCAATCAAGGCATCGCGGTCAGCATCATCAATTTCTGAGTTTGTCAGCTCAAATGTGATTTGGTTGAAATTAGCCTGTGGGTAGGCTCTGAGAGTCAAATAGAAAGCCGCTTGATCTTCTGCATCGTTTTGATGTTTTACTGTGGTTGTGATGATTTGAGCTAATTTGCCATAAGCCAAAATGGAATCTGCATCGCTGTCTGTAACCTCAGAGTTCGAATTTGTGCCATATTTCAGCACAATCTCGTTTCTAATGTCACCAGCTCTAGTTTGCACAAATAATGAATTAGCTAATGCTTGAGCTGCTGACACATCGGTGTAGCCGTTAGTAGCCAAATATATTGAGCGATGGTCTGCTGAGGCATAGGAGATGCGGCCTTGAGCATCTTCATAAATGTAGCCCAATCCCGATGTTGCCAAAGCTGACACCAATGAATAGACATCAATAGTTGATGATGATCTTTGTGCCAATTCATAGCTGCCCGGTGTGTCAATTTCGCCCAATCCTGTGTTTTCGGCATCCTGCCATTGGGTCGTTGGATCATAGGTAGCCCATGTCAAAGCTGCTGGCACTTCATTCCATGAATTGACCAACAAATCGGTGAGGATGGTCAAAATCTGATCTCCATCAAAATCCTGTGACAAAACGCCATCGGTCAAGGCTTTTGGCAATCTAGCCAAAGCTCCCACAGCTGTAATTCTGACCGATTGATTGATGCCAATCACACCCGATGCAGCTATGCCAATGCCTAAATCAACGACTGTACCGCCAAAAATTGGCACAAATGTAGCTGTGGAATCCTGCAATTCAATGGTCACGGAATCGTTAATTTCAATGTCAATGTTGGATTGATCCAAATTGATTAGCTCTAGGCTGACATATCCGGCATTTGCTTGCTCATAAATGTTCGTGCGGCCGGATGTAGTCGAAAGGTTAGCCAACACATAATTTGTGTATTGAACACCTGCAATTTTAACGCGCCAAATTGGATTAAAAATTGTCATAAATAAACCAAATTGCTTGCACCATTTGTGCCTCTAAAAGTCGAGTTGTTGAGAGCATTGGCTGTTGCGCGGCTAAAACCTTCCTCATCAATAATTGATGGAGCATTGACATTTATTGTAATTCCACCTTGAGCGGCTAATCGTGCAGCGTTTTGAGAATCGGTAAAACCGCCACCGCCTTGCGCTAATAAACGCGCTGTATTTTGTGAATCGGTAAATGCACCTGTTATGGCTTTGTTTGCAATTTCCGCTGATTTTACAGCTGTGGCTACTCCACCACCGCCCCCACCTGTCGCGCCGCCTCCACCAGAAATAGTTGTGCTGCCCGATGATCTACCACCACCGCTAATAGCTCCGGGTGTGCCAGTAGTTGCAAAAGTGTCAGCACCGCTAACATCGCCTGATCTTGCCCAGGCATTTGCACCAGCCAAAACACCAGCAGCTAGTGCCACAGCGCCAACGCCAAGCAATGGATTAAGCGCAAATGCCGTTGCAACACCAGCAACAATTGCCGATGCTTTAAGTAAATTATATGCCTTAATTAAAGTATTGATAATTGCAATTGTAGCCACAACCGCTGCACTAATTTTAGAAACAACAAAAAGTGTTCCAATTACAGCTGCAACAGCAATCAATTCATCTTTCAATTCAATAACTGTACCAATGATGCCTCTTATTTTTTTGCCCCATTCAATTGCTGTTTCCTGTGATTCAGTCAATCCGTCTTTAAGGCTATCCTCACCAGTTAGACCATCCACAAAACTTTGAATAACAGGCACAACATCGGTAAGAATGAACGCCGTCAATTCTTGAATTACTGGAAGCAAAGCCGCGCCAATTTGTTCCTGAACCTCATCGGTAGCAATCTTTATGCGAGCAAAAGCCTTTTCCGCGCTTTGCGCTTCATTGTCAGCAAATCCGCCAAAAGTGTCTGTAAGTGTGTTAAACACTAAATCAAAATCTTTGGATTTAAGGATTGATTGATCTATACCCAATCCTAAGCGACCTAATGAAGCAAGATTGCCGTCATAAGCTTTTCCGAGTGCATTAGCAACAGCTTCCAAAGGCTTGCCCGTAGCTGATGAAATATCTAATGCCAAATTTAATAATTTTTGGGCATCCTCAACATCTTTTGTTGATCTAGTTCATCTAGCAAATGCTGGTCGCAATTCATCATCGGTGACACCACTTGCAATTGATGTTGTTGAGATGTATTTCTCAACGCCTTTAATTTGTGCGGCTGTTGCATCTGTCGTGTTTTCAATTGTAAGAGCCAAAAGCCGTTGAGCCTTTTCGTCAGCGGCAGCGTTTTTGATTGACTCGACCGCAAATGCACCAATTGCAGCTCCGGCAGCTGCAAATGCCAAAGCGGCCTTTTTGCCAAATG